ATCGTCAGTAGTTGTGGGCGTACGAAAAGGATTTAATAAGTATTCTTGATTAGGAACATATTTATATCCTGATTCCCAAATTTCTCGATCTGTTAAAGCCATTATCTTCTTCCTCCTGGGTGTATATCTAATCTAAAGGTTCCAAGTTTCCAGTCCTCAGATGTAGTTGTATTTGCAACCTTCATAGCAATTGATCTTGCTCTTAATCTTGTATCCTGTTTAGTAGTAGTTGAATCAATACTGTAGTTCGTTGTAGTTCCAGAACTATTTGGATAATCTTTAGTTATAAAACTAACTTGTGTGTTTCCTGTTTGTGAAATAAAATCTGGTATAAATCTGCTTATTCTCATTATATATTCGCCATCTCCCCTTAAATCAGGCATACCTACAGCTTGACCTGTACTACTTCTTTTTTGAGTAATATCAAAATCACCAGAAGTAATCGATCCCAGAACAGCAGTCGTAACTGCTCCGGTATTAACCTGATCGGTCCCTGTTTCCTGTTCATAATATACAGTAATTCCGTTAGTATTACCAGTAACATCGTAGGAATCGTTGCTCGTAGAATTATAGAAAGTTGCACGTGGTTTGCCAAAGACAGCTGAGTCTTCCCATGCGGTTCTAGGTAGACTTCCCGTAGTCCATATAGTTCGTTTATTTGTGGAATCTAAGTAGTTATATGTGACCACTCTATCAACAACATCGGAAGAAGATGAACAATAAAACCAGTTTATTTCTCCAAATAAATTATTTAATCCACAGTTTATAAGGTCTCTAGCGTCTGAGTTTAAATTATCAAATACATAATCTTCTACTAGACACGGCAAAGACCTCAATCGGCCATCGTACATAAAAAATCCGTTTTTTGACATCCAGTAGGCAGAGCCGTCTATCTCTATACAGGCATTTTTACCCAGTAATCCACAGTTAGTGCCTACCTGTTCAAATGCAAAGGTAAAAGGTTGACCTACAAATTTCATAAGAAATAAGGCGGTATCGGTCCACACATAAATTGCATCTCTACCGTTAATAGCCCCCATTATTTTTGAACCATCTGCCAGCCTTTGTGTGCCAGCAGTATTTGTTGCTTTTACAGTATACGAATCGGTGCCATCGATACTTTCTTGATCAGACCAGCGAATAAATAAATTATCCTGGGTACTATCTCCGCCAACAGTTGTTTCAGTTCCATAGAACACTAAATGTCTATCAGTAGTAGATACCACCATATGTCTTGATGCAGTTGGTGCGTTAGCTAAAAGAGTTGCTCTTGTATTAACGGATCCGGCTGAATCCCATTCAAAACACTTACTATTATAAATAAGTGCTATTAATTTTGTACCATAATTATCTAAAGCCCATAGGCCCGGACTAATTGTAACATCGTCACCTGAAGATGCTTCCCCCCACGCGACGTAACTACTAATATTTGTAATAGTAGCAGAAAGACTGTGTGTTGCAGCAGTCGTACCATTAACTCCCCTAGCTCCCCCACTCAAAGTGTTGGTAGAGGTGTCATTCGCAGTATAGCTAATGTCTTCACTATCAATTCTAATTTCTCCAGAGGATGGAAAACTAGCGGAGCTTGTTAAAACAACTGTAGTTGTAGTTGTATTTGTTAAAGCTGTTGCCAAAGTTGTTGTTGCTGGACTGGCCACACTTCCGCCATAATTAGCGGTTCCCCATCCATAGCCCCCTACTTGTTGAGAGGGTCCTACATTATAATAACAAAGAACTGATGCGGATCCAGCATTGGTTAATGCACTTCCAGATTCAGTGGTTGCCATTGTAATAGTAAAGGTAGTTGAGGTCGGTACCGTCGTAACCATAAATTTATTGTCTTCGAAGGTAGCGTTTGTGAATGTTGATCCAGAAAGTCCTGTCACACTGTCAAATAAAACAATATCTTGTTCTTTTAATCCATGAACTCCAGTCGTTGTAATAGTAACTATATTGGATGAAGAGGTGCTTGTAAAATCGGAGCTTGTTAGAGTAGCTCTAATAGGATGGATATCGGAAAATACTCCTTGAGCGTAAATATATAAAATTCTATTTGTTCCTATGGCAGCAAATTTAACACCATCATTATTTTCCCAATGATGTAAGGCTCTTGTCGGCCCGGTTAAACTATTACTTTGAGTTGTTGTACCTGCCCCTATTTGACTCCAACCACCAATTTTTTCCGGTGTGCCATATCTAAAACGAATATTATCTCCGTCGGACCACTCTCCTTCGGCCCCTGTTCCTGTAACTTGTTTGTTAAATCCTGGTAAAAACCCTAATTTTTGTAGCATAAAAAAACCTGTTTAATATGGTCTATATCAGATTGTGGGGATAATCAACAGATTTAAAGCAGGGGAAAGTGTATATTAATTATTTATTTGCTTCTTTAACTTCTTCTTTAGGAAGCTCTTCTTTTAATAATTTAGAATAATGGTTTTTCAAAACATTAATATCTGCAACTTCTAAAGTTATTTGCTGTTGTTTAACTTGTATATTTTGTAATCTACCTAAATATACCTTGCCTTTATCCGATAGCTTTTCACTATCGTAATCTTTGTCATCAAATTTAAAGTTCATTATTATTTTATAAACTTAATTATATTAAGCAATATGTGCTTTTCCATCTGTAATAGCTTTATTTACAGCAGTCATGTCTTCATTTGTCCAATAGTCTTTAGCAACCATTAGTTCTAAATGTCTTACATTTCTATCAACACAATCGTCTTTTTCTTCTTGAGTGTCGTCAGTCATTCTTGTTTCATCAATAATACCATTGATTAAATCTACAGAATGACCCATAGCTGTGTAATCTTGGGCTATTTGTTCAACTGTTTCAGTCATGTTTTTCTCCTATTCTGTTGCACATGCAACTGGTTTGTTTTTATCTATTTTTTTATATTCATCAATAACTAATTTTGGTTCTACCATATTATTTCTAGGGTCGCTATCGATAAATTTTGTTTCATCCCACTTATTTTTCATGTGAAAATGTAAATTTGTATTATGAGAATAGCCAAATTGTGTCCATCTGGTACTACCCCATATTACAACACCATGCTTTTCTGCTGATGCTGAAAAATGCTGTAGGCAACTATCTATGCTTATAAAGCCTTCTGCACCTTTTAATAATTCATGTATTTCTGCCCAATGTAAATCACACTTAATAGTATCTTTATAACTAGGTTCATTTGGCAAACTACAATCAATAATAGTTGTATCTTTGTATTCTTCTCTTAAATAATTAATTACTTGTTGTGCTAAAAATGGTTGATAATTTCTGTTTGGATTTATATTTGTATATGGAACATTATCTCCATAATTCCATTTAGGTTGACCACCAGAAAACTGAATTAAAATATATTTATTAATATTATTTTTATCCAACCATTTCTTTACAGCTTCTTCATGATGACCTGTATAAAGTTTAGGTTTTAAGTTTTTATCAAATTTAACACCATGATGTTCACAATAGCTTTCAATTAAATGTTGCTTACCGAATTGAAAATTAGTTTTATAAGGTTCACAATAATAAATATTATCTGATGCCATTATTCTTTTATCTTGAATTGGTAAAGTTTGCTCCAAAGCTAATTTAACATCTGGATTATTTGCAAAGCAACCAATGTAAGGTGTATAGATTTGTATTTCAGATTTTTTTCTTAACTCTGGTATTAGTGCTGAAAAAGCAACACATTTTCCTATACCACCTTCAACAACGTATGTATTCATTATTTATTTTTTAATTCGTCTATTTCTGCTTTTAATTCTTTGATTGCATTAACTAATATTGGTATAAATTTACTATATTGAATACCATACTGTTTTCCATCTCCTGTTAAGGAAGTTGTAAGATTAGTTTTATCTTCAATTTTATATCCAGATGCTTTTTCTAAAGTTTCTACTTCCTGTGCTTTAAAACCTATATCAAGCCAATCTTCTTTATGTGTTCCATCATGGGTGATAGTGTCTAAATCTTCTACGTTTCTATTTTCTTTTGAAATATATTTAATACGTTTATCCCACTTATAAGTGTAAGGTTTAAGAGCATTAATAAAATCTAATCCAATATCTAAATCAGTAAAATCTGTTTTATCTCTTGCATCAGAAGCTACAGTCCAATCTACTTGAATATTAGAAGCGGTTATATTTTCATCACCCAAAACAATTATGTTATCTACTGTAGTTATACTACCGCCAGGTGAACCTGTTATTCCTGTATCTTTTCCTAATAAAAGATTATTGTCACCTGTTGAAACATAATAACCAGCATGATAACCAATTGTTGTGTTATAATCTCCTTCAGTATTACATGCCAACGCCGCAGCACCAAAAGCAGAATTATATGCACCTGTTGTATTTTGCCACATGGCAGGTATTGTACCAGCATCTGTACCACCTACTGCTGTGTTTCCTGAACCTGTCGTATTGCAAACTAAAGAAGCATTTCCTACAGCTGTATTTCTACAACCTGTCGTAGTTTTATTCATTGAACCTTTACCGATTGCTGTATTCCAATCACCATCATCAAGAGTATATAATGCAGCATCACCAACAGCTACATTATCAAAACCTACTGTGTTAGTATATAAAGAATTATAACCAACTCCTGTGTTACTATTAGCTGTTGTATTTGCACCTAAAGAATTTGAACCTATTGCTACATTTTGAAGTCCCTCAGTGTTTGCATCTAGTGAATTTTGACCTACAGCTACGTTTTGATAGCCTGTTGTGTTTGCGTTTAAAGAACAAAAACCAACTGCTGTGTTAGAGCCTCCTGATGTGGTAGCAGTCATAGCATTATTTCCTACGGCAGTATTATTATCTGCTGTGTTATTAAATAATGCACTTCCACCTACTGCTGTATTACAGTCTCCTGTTGTAACTGTATTAAGACTATTATGTCCATAAGCTGTGTTACCATCTCCTGTCGTATTATTCTGTAAAGCTTGTCTCCCCACTGCAGTGTTTACTGTTCCTGTTGTATTATCTTTTAACGCCTCAAAACCAACTGCTGTGTTGTTATCTGCTGTTGTGTTAGCATATAAAGCACAAAGACCTACTACTGTGTTATTTGAAGCTGTGGTGTTGGTAAATAAAGAACAAGTTCCAACTGCAACATTATTACCACCTTCTGTATTATTATATAAAGCATACATTCCATGACCTGAATTGCATGAACCTATTGTATTAAAATGTAAAGTACTTCTTCCTGTTCCTGTATTTCTATCACCTGTTGTGTTTGTAAGTAAAGAATTAGCACCTACTGCTACATTGTTATTTGCTGTTGTGTTAGCTTTTAAAGATTTATGACCAACTGCTGTATTATTATCTGCTGTTGTGTTAGCACATAAACTTTCCGCACCTAATGCAACATTACATTCACCTTCTGTATTCATACGAAGTGATTGTTCACCTATTGCTACATTAGAATGTCCTGTAGTATGGTTCTCCATTGATTTATGACCCATGGAATTATTACCAGCACCTGTAGTAGTAGAGAACTGAGAACACATTCCTATAGCATTATTATCACCACCTGTAGTGTGACTATGTAAAGAACACAGACCAACTGCTACATTACCACATGCTGTTGAGGCAGTTACTAAAGCTTTATATCCAACTGCAACATTTTCACAACCAGTCGTAATAGCTGTTCCAGCTTCATCACCAACAGTAACATTATAATTTCCACCTGATTGAATAGCATCACCAGCATTGACACCAGCAACAAAATTAGATGTACCAGCAGTTACAGATGCTAAATCACCTGAAACTAAGAGAGAATCTGCACTCTCATCCCAAAGAATATATTTGCCGCTTGTAGCACCAAAGAATTTAACATCATATCCAGTATCGTCTACACCAACTGTTA